TGGTGCCGTGTTGATGATCGCTGAATTGGTCAACACCAAGCCTAAGTCCATGACGAAGATTACCGGCTATAACTCACTTAGCCTGTAAGGAGGAATCATGTCCCTAGCAATTAACAAAATCATCCTCGCTGATGCAAACGCGAATACGGACGGTGCGTACTTTCAGACTGGTACTTTCAGCGTGGCTGCCAACAGCACCACAGTTGTAAGCGCCGGTACTTATATCGTTACGCCCACTGCAAACGTCGCTGTTCAGGTGAACACTAACTCTAACGGTAATGCCTTTACGACTTTCCTGGCAGCCAATACCGGTGGCGTTGTGATCTCTGACGGTACTAACGTTCGCTTGTCCAATGGTGACGCTAACAATGCCAAGACCGTTACTTATGTGACGATCAATGGCGGCGAAGCGGCTAACTCTACTTACGCGTAAGGAGGCACTATGGACGCAAATGCCGTTGGTCGTTCCTATCCTGACTCGTTTGGTAACTATCGCCTAGCAGAGCAAACAGGTGTAAGCCTGAACTCTACTGGCGACGTAACCACGCTTGTTGCCCAGGCTGCGACCAAGTACATTGTGCGTCGTATAGTGCTGTCGAACTTTAGTGCAAGTGCCGCTAGTGCGAACGTCGGTGTTTTCACCGGCGCAAACGCTACCGGCACGACCATTTCCGCAGACGCAACCATTAGTGGCGCTTCCGGCGCTACTAAGTTTGTTGATCTGACTCTTGCTTCGGCAGCAAATACAGACGTGCAAACTGCCCGTGTGCTTTACGTTAACGTGTCGGCTAATGCCGCAGCAACCTGCGACGTAGCCCTTTACGGAGATATTGTCTCGCTATGACCAGTCATGTTTTTGTCCGCAACAACGGAGATCAGACCTTTTCCGACGCTCACAATGGAGTGGTGTTTGACTTCGTTCCTGGCGTTGAAATTCAGATTTCTGAAGTTGCTGCAAAACATATTTTTGGTTATGGCGACGACGACAAAGAACCATACTTGGTGAGACTTGGGTGGATGAAAATGAACACGGATTTTCCGCTGGCTATGGAAAAACTTGGGAAGTTTTCGTTCAGTCGAGAGCCTTCCAAGCCCGTCCACTTGTCAGCCCCGGTGGTGGAACGAGTAGCCGCCCCCTTGCCTAAAGCACGGGGTGCGGCGAAAGTTGCAGTGACAGAAAATGAGTAACTATGGCAACGACGTTATCGGGGTATATCACAGAAACCCGACGTTTATTGCATGACGTTAACGCTAACTTTTGGACTAATGCGGAGTTAACTGATTACATAAACGACGGACGCAGTACGATGGTGAGGGACACCGGGTGCAACCGCGTCCTCCAATCTTATACTGCGCCTTACAACGTTGAAACCATTGACTTCTCTGCACTTCCGGAGGGTGTCAATACGATTGATGTTTTGAATATCAATCTGTACTGGGGTAACTCTCGCGTGCCCCTGTACTACCTACCTTGGACTGACTTTAACGCTCAGTTGCGTTACTGGCAGAACTACACTGGGCGCCCAATTGGGTACTCAATGTACGGTCCCAAAAAAGTATTTATTGGTCCAAAACCCGATCAAGCCTATGTCATGGAACTTGATACGGTAGTCTTGCCGCTTCCTTTGGTTAGCCTGGCAGACGTTGAAACCTTGCCTACTCCGTTTACGGAAGCAGTGCCTTTCTATGCAGCCTACATTGCCAAGTACCAGGAACAGTCCTATGGCGAGGCTGAGATATTCAAAGCAGAGTACACCAAGCACGTCTTGGAAGCGCTCAACACGACATTTACTCGCAGACTGCCGACTCCTTATGTAGCGGGGTACTAACATGGCTGCGGTCGAGCAACAAAAAAAATACGCTGTAGTCAAAGACTTCAAGGGTATTAACACTAAAAACAACCGCACCGTTATTGATGATGGCGAGTTTGGATGGCTTGAAAATGCCATGCCTATTGGCTTTGGCAATTTGCGCATTATCGAAGGAAATAAATCAGTTAATGTTACCTGGTCGCAAGAAGTTACTTTTCTTGGATCGGTAAACATTAGCAATAACGAATACGTCCTTGGCTTTCAAGATGATGGATCGGCGCAATACGTCAATTTAACAACTGGCACAACCGGCAACATTGCTGCTGCTGGCACGTTTTCCAACTCTAACGTAATGATTACGCAGTGGAAAAACGAACGTGCTTTGATTATTGATCCTGTTAATGGCTACAAAACCTGGGATGGAACGAACCTACATGACGTAGGTAGCGTCAATTCCATTACGATCAACAACGGTGGCAGTAATTACAGCGCCTCCAACACAACCGTAAGTTTTAGCGCCCCTAACCAGGCTAATGGAATTCAGGCTACTGGCACTGTGGTTATTGTTTCAGGCGCGGTTTCTGAGATTGTGATGACGGAGTGCGGTACTGGATACACCAGTGCGCCAAGCGTAACAATTAGTGGCGGCGGCAGTAACGCTAACGTTACATGCACCATCCTTAATCAGTCCGGAACTGATATTGCGACTTTTTCAGGGCGAACGTGGATTGCCAGTGACCGTACCGTTTTCTATACGGCAGCGGACACATTCAATGATTTTTACAGCGTTTCGGCTGGATTCTTGACCATTACGGACTCCACGCTGCGAACGAACATAACCAGGATTCTTTCAGCCAATAACTTTTTGTATGTCTTTGGCGAGGATTCAATCAACGTGTTCTCGGATGTTAGGGTTGATACTAATACCGGGACCACGCTATTTACAAACACTAACGTATCGGCTTCGGTTGGATCGGCGTTAAAACACGCCATTTTTCCGTACTTCCGGTCCGTACTTTTTATGAATGAGTATGGTGTGTACGCCCTGGTGGGCGCTACAACAACCAAAATTAGTGATCCATTAGACGGAATTTTTCCATTTATTTACTTTGCTGAAGAGGTGTCGGGCGGACAGTGCTTGATAAATAACATTCTTTGTGCCGTTTTTAACTTTAAGTACAAAGATAATGGTACGGATCGCTGGATACAGGCAGCGTTTTTTGAGCGTAAATGGTTTTTGACAAACCAACTTACTGGTGCTTATTACGTTGTGCCTGGCGTAAAGGATGGATTTTTGAACCTTTATGGATCATCCGGAACCAATCTTTACCAGTTTTACGAGGACAACACGAATCCAGTAGTCGTTGATATTGAAACGGCGCTTTTGCCAATGGGCGACCCCATTCGGGATAAACAGGCATTAAAAATAGGCATTGAGGCTACTCTTGGTACGCAGCCGGTGCTATTAGATGCCTATGTTGATTCTGAGTCGGACCAGTCCCCAGTCATACCCTTTGTGAACTCTGTTTTGTGGCTGAATAACTCTTCGCAAGTTATTGACTGGACTAACAATTCTTCAACAATTATTGGCTGGCTAGGTCCGCAAAGTGCTGGTGCAGGATACTACCTATATAAGTCAGATGCCAAAATGTACGGAAAGTACCTTGGTATGACTATTCAAAGCACATCCACCCCATTTACAATAAATGGATTCCAATTTGAACATGAACTTAGAGCGAGGTTCTAAATGGCACTACCTATCACTATACCCAATACATTTGCTAACGCAAATGCTGCGATCCCTTTATCGCAACTGGACAATAACTTTAGCACTGTAGTCGTTGCAGTAAATGGCATTGGAAACGGCGCGGAAGCGCTTTCTAACGTCAACATTACTGGCGGCGCTGCGGCAAACATTACTTTGTCCAATACCTTGCTGGCTAACGCCAACATGGAAAAGGTGACAATTGACGCCAATGGCGCCGCGAATACCATCAATTATGACGTTAACACTCAACAAGTATTGCTTTATACAGGCAATGCCAGCGCAAACGTAACGCTCAACATTCGCGGAAACTCTAGTGCGTCCCTAAATAACGTTATGGCTACTGGCGAAGTGGTAACTATTGCCTTTGGTATGACCAATAACGCTACTGCAAAGTACGTCAGCCTAAGTCAGATTGATGGATCAAACGTTACACCTAAATGGCAAGGTGGCACCACACCTTCAGCCGGTAACGCCAACTCAACTGATTTTTATACTTATACAGTTATTAAAACTGGTAATGCTGCATTTACTGTACTTGCTGCACTAACCAAGTTTGCATAAGGGGTCACTATGCCAGTTCTATCCACTTTAGCCATAGCCACTGCCAAAGCGTATGGGTTTACGCTAGGTGGTTTTGGTTCATATACAGTCATTCAATCATTTACTTCATCTAGTTCATGGACATGTCCTACTGGCGTGACTGAAATTGAATACCTTGTTGTTGCCGGTGGTGCTGGCGGTGGAAATGATGGGGGTGGAGGTGGTGGTGCAGGAGGTTTTAGAACTGGAACTGGACTTGCTGTTACCGCAGGAACAAATTACACAATTACTGTTGGTGCCGGTGGCACTGGTGGTTTAGGTACTGGAGATAACGGAGCCGCCGGATCAGATTCCGTTTTTTCTTCCATAACGTCTGCTGGTGGAGGATATGGCGCCGGAAATAGCAAAAATGGCGGAGCCGGTGGCAGTGGTGGTGGTGCTGGTCAAGTAGCAGGATTAACAACTGGAGGTGCTGGAAATACACCATCAACCTCTCCAAGCCAAGGTAATAACGGCGGAAATCAAGATGGAGATAATGGCGGTGGTGGAGGTGGTGGTGCATCACAAGCAGGTGGTTCTGCTGCTGGTACAACAAACGCAGGCGCCGGTGGCAATGGCACAGCATCTTCGCTTTCGGGTGCTTCGGTAACTTATGCCGGTGGAGGTGGCGGCGGAGGATGGCCTTCAGGCGCTCCAGGCGGAACAGGTGGCAGTGGTGGCGGTGGAAATGGTGGAACCCTACCCTCTTCTGCGGCAGGTGCAAATGGAACAGTTAATACTGGCGGCGGTGGCGGAGGTGGTGCTGGTGGCGGTGATCGTGATGGTG